AGTACACAAAAGACAATCCAATTAAAGCACCGCAAATCATTGCAAGTGTCAACAGCAACAGCGAGAAATTTGGATTGAAAAAGAAATTCAGTGAACCAAAGTTAAGAAGACTTTGCAACTACATCCGTACACAATCACTACTGCCACTGATAGCAACCAGTTCTGGCTACTTTGTAGATTATGACAAGCAAATTATTCAGTCACAAATTAAGTCGCTTAATGAGCGCGCCAGTAGCATACATGGAACAGCTACTGGATTAAGTAAATTTTTATAAATCACATTAATAAACAAATTTTTTATGTCAAACAAAACAACAACAGCACAAGACTTTCAGCAACTGAAAGCAGCACAACTTTTTGGAAGCACACTTAATCCACGGAAGTACTTCAATGAAGCAGCACTTCAGGAACTTGCAGAAAGTGTTTCTCAAAAAGGAATTATCCAGCCAATGGTAGCCCGGCCTGTGGGTGTCAAGTATGAAATTGTATGCGGCGAAAGACGGTACCGCGCCGGAGTTATTGCAAAGCTCAAAACATTCCCTGTTGTTATCCGTGAGCTGACAGATGCTGAAGCATTGGAGTTAATGATAACTGAAAATCTACAAAGACAGGACGTGCACCCAATGGAAGAAGCACAGGCTATGGAGTCAATGCTTACATCCGGAATGACTGAGCAGGATATTTCAATAAAGCTTGGCAAGTCTTTGGCTTATATTACTCAGCGCTTAAAGTTTACAAATCTTATTGAGCAATGGCAGAAACTTTTTTATGACAAACGTCTGGCTTATATGGATGCTTTTAAAGTAGCAAGACTTTCACCGGAGCAACAGCTTGTATTGTTGGAAGACAAAAACCTGAATGGCACTACAGCAGATGAGGACGAAGAATTTGAAGACGATGAAAATGACTTAGCCGGACAGGTAACAACAGCAGATAATTCTTTAATTGAATTCCGTCACTGGGACTTCAACAGCTTCCGCTATGATCTGAATGAAGCAAAGTTCGACCTTACAGATAAGAAACTAATTAAGGGCGCCGGTGCTTGCACTACCTGTCCATTCAATTCAGCAGTAGCTACTTTATTATTCCCGGATATGTCAGGCAAAAGTTACTGCACAAAAGTAAAGTGCTTTGATGAAAAAGAAATTATATCAGAAGAAAAACAAATCAAGCGTCTTATTGAACAGGGTGCAACTGTTGCCTGTGGTTATTCTAATAACGACAGAAGCAAAGCAACAATACAAAGAATGAGAGAAGCCGGGCTGACTGTGTTGGAATACTATGGCTACAATGCACTTGAAAAATCTAATGCAGTAGAAAGCTTTGAAGACTGGTGCAAAAGTGAACAGTATGACTATGCAGAAATGGATGAAGAAGAAAAGACTGAGACAGATGAAGACTACAAACGATATTGCGAAGACAAAGCGGAAGAACTGACAGAATATGAAGCGGATGCATTAACAGCAATTCCTGTTGAATTTATGTTTGGTAACCGTCACAATACTTCAGGCTTTGTGAATGTAAATGAACAGCGCACACCTGTAAATTTAAAGCCAGCAACTCCGGCAGATGGTGAAGAACTGGACAACTCACAACTGAATTATAATATCGGAATTCTTAAAAGCAAGATGGACCGCGTTGTGGAGCTGAATAACGAGAAAACTTTTGAAGAGTGTAAACGTATAGCTTCAGCAAAAGAATTCAACCAGTACGACCACAGCGGCGTTCTGGTCAATTATTACTTCCTGCTTAACTGTGACCATGACACACGTGAAGCTTTCTGCCGGAAACATAAAATTGATACATGGAATTCACCTGCTATTTTATTGCAGAAAATTGCTGAGCACAGCACACCGGAAGAACACATCCAATGGAAACAGGAAACATTGATAAGAGAATTCAGCCAGGGCACAATAACTATCAGCACAGCAAAGGGTGCAGCACTCTTACAAATTGTCAATACGTTTGAAGTTTCCAATAAACAGATCACAGCTTTTCAATTGGAACTGGAAAGTAAAAGTGCAAAGCGATTAGAGAAAGCTCAGACAGAAATTGACGAACTGAAGAAACAATTGCCAACCAAAAAAGCTAAGAAGTAATATGAAGCCTGAGCAATTCGGAATAATACAAAGACAACTGGACGAACTGGACATTGTTACTTGTATTGTTCCGGTTGTGACAGGAAAGCTTTATGAAGTAATTGTCAACAGCGAAATAAAAAAACAATATAAGTCACGCAGAAGTGCAAAATCATTCATCATTAAATTACTCAAACAACATGAACAACATCACAATCAAAAGTGCAAGCCTTAAAGACAATCAGTACTTAAATGTAGGCTACAGCGAGCAACAGCCAGATGGCTTTTCTGACATCAAAAAACAATGCAAGATACCAGTTCACCCGGACCTGAAAGATGCTTTCAAATCACTGGACGCACATCTTGCTGCATTGACTTTTCAGCATGACAAAAAAGGCAAGGTTGACTTTCCTTCCATTTCCTGCAATAGTTTTTCAATTACTGACAATGGCGGCGTTGTGTTATCCGGTACGCGCACACTGACATCCGACAAAGATTTGAACCTTAGTTCACCGTCACAGAAATTGGACGGCGACTTTTACGACTACAAAGACACGGAAGATTTAATGCTTTCCATTGAAGTATGTAAAACAGAAATACTGGCCTATCTTTTTGAGGGTAAGCACGAAGAAGATAATCAACTGGCACTATTTCCTGAACTTGAAGAAGCACAAGCATAAGTCATGATAAAAGCAAGCATTAATAATAACAGAATAGAACTGGACTTCACATACAATCCTTACATCATCAATGCCGTAAAAGGCATTGATGGTCACAGGTTCAATCCAGTCAACAAAACATGGACGCTACCCAAAGACAAGCACAAAGAAGTTGAAGCACTACAGGCGAAATTTGGCGGCCTGCCGGATAAAGAAGTATTTACAAAGCCACAGGAAATAAATAACATTCCGCCATTGCCGGAACTGACTATGGACATACCGCTGAAGCGTCCACTGTTTCGCTATCAAGGAAAGGGTGTCGCTCAGGGATTAATCTATAAACGTTTTATCAATGGCGACGAACCTGGACTTGGTAAGACAGCACAATCAATTGCAACAGCAGTTGGTGCAGAATGCAAATGTATTTTAGTTATCTGTCCGGCTTCACTGAAAATAAACTGGCAACGTGAATGGCAAATTGTGGCCGGAAGAAAAGCAATGATTTTGAATGACAGCGTAAAAACTACATGGCATAAGTATTATGCAGCAGGCATGAATAATATTTTCATTGTCAACTATGAAAGTCTTAAAAAATACTTTGTAGCAAAAATCAATACACCTGCAGGAAAGCCACTTTCATTAAAGTACATTGAATTCAAAAAAGAAATTGAATTGTTTGACTGTGTTATTATAGATGAATTACACAGATGCAAAGACGGTTCTACTCAGCAGGCAAAATTTGTCATGGGCCTGACACGTGGAAAAGAATATGTCATGGGACTTACAGGAACGCCTGTTGTAAACAAGCCTAAAGATTTAATCAGTCAACTGTATATCATTAACCAGTTGTCAAGCGTGGTACCAAATTACAAGTATTTCATGGACAGGTATTGCGGCGGAAATGGACAGGGCGCTTTCAACCTGCAGGAACTTAATTACAAGTTAAGCACTACCTGTTTTTTCAGACGTCAAAAAAAGGATGTGCTGGAAGATCTGCCGGACAAGATGCGCAATATTATAACCTGTGACATAACAACCAGAAAAGAATACAATGACGCGCTGAATGACTTGGCTGTGTACCTGAAGCAGTACAGAGAAAAGACAGACGCACAAGTGCAGCGTTCCATGAATGGTGAAGTCATGGTCAAGATTGGTGTCTGTAAGAATATAGCAGCACGCGGAAAGCTCAATGAAGTATTTGAATACATTGACGAAGTAACTGACAGCGGTGAAAAGGTTGTTGTCTTTATTCATCAAAAAGAAATTGCATTGAATATCCTAAACAGGTATAGTCAAGCAGTATCTGTAAGAGGTGCAGACACACAGGAAGAACGACAAATCAACATAGACAAGTTCCAGACTGATCCACAGACAAATGTAATTGTATGCAGTATCAAAGCAGCAGGTGTAGGAATAACGCTGACAGCAAGCTCCAGAGTAGCTTTTGTAGAATTGCCCTGGCATCCGGCTGACTGTGACCAATGCGAAGACAGGTGCCACAGGATAGGCCAAAAGGAAAGTGTCCAGGTTACTTATTTCTTAGGCAGTGAAACTATTGACGAACATATTTACGACATCATTGAAAAAAAGCGGACAGTAGCAAATGAAGTTACCGGAACAGAAGACAACATTCAGCGCGCAATTATTGACAAGATTAAAAATCTACTGATATGAATTACATCCAACTTATTAACCGCTTTTGGTTACTGCAGGAAGAAGTCACGTTCTGCCCTACTGATATTGCTTTATTCTTTTACTTACTGAAAGTCAACAACCAGTGTGCATGGAAAGAAACATTCCGCCGGAACAATACAAAGACCTGTGCTGATCTTGGAATTAGTTTTAATACTATGAGCAATTCACGCAAAAGACTGGCTGAAGCACATGTCATTTCATTCAGTGGAAAGACAGGCTGCTCAGATGTAACCTACATAATAACCTTATCAAAAATTGACGAGCTTACTATTGAGCAATCAGCAACTACCCAACCAACAACCTTAGTAGTAACCTCAATAAAAACCTCATCAAAATCTGACGAGGTTGTTGCTACTAAAGATAAAGTAAACAAAACTAAAGTAAAACAGATTAAACAGATTAAAAGAATATCAGAAAGCACGCTTCCTGTAATTGAAAAAATTAGTCTGCTGAAATTGGAAACAACAGCACAGCCAGTAAATGACTTTTATCAAAAAATTACTGCTGCATGGTTCGTCTTCTACAAAAACACTTTCAACATCAAGCCGACATTCGGAGCACTTGAGGGAAAGAAGCTGAAGTCAATTATCAGTAAACTGGAAATGAAGTCCAGGGAACAGAACTTTGAATGGACAGAAGACTCAGCAGAACAAGCAATAAATAAATTTTTAACAGTTGCAATTTCTGACAAGTGGATTAAAGAGAATTTAACTCTTTCATTGCTTGACAGCAAATTTGACACAATCATTGTAAAAGCAATAAAAAACAATTATGCAAATAGTACGTCAACAACTCAAAATGTTTTTGGAAACTGGTAACTCCATGGACTTATTCAAAGCAGAGAAAGCTGTCAGCTTTAATCTGATATTCGAAACTAACAACAAGCCGTTCCTGAATGTGCCTGCGGACAGACAGGGTGAACTTTTAAATTCAATCAGCATATTGGCTCAAAGGTTTTTGCAAGTCAATTTCCCGGATGTCAATGCGGCTGACGTCGCAAATCAATTTGCAGTTGATCTGATTGACATGCGCTGTGACTGGTCACTGCTTGATGTGTTGAACTTTTTTAAATTCATCCGGCAACGTCAAGACCTGGAAGAAACAAAAATCTTCGGCAATGCTTTCAAAATTACTCCAATGGTTCTTAATAAGCTTGCAGCAGTCTATGAAGACCATAAAGCAATAGCCCGGACAATTTGGCACCAACAGGAAACAAGCAAGCTTGTACATGGCACAAAGGAAGAACGGCTTATGCTTGGCGGTCAGAAGCTGATAGGTACTGACGAACAATTCAAAGACACTCGCTTTTCAGAACTGGCAAAAAAACTGACTGAAAATGAAAATAAAAAAACAGCCGGAATTTATGAGAGAGCAGCAGACACAAAAAAGTTTCTGGACGATATGCAAATTCACTGGGAAGAACAGGTCAAGCTTGTTTCTTCCGGACAGATAACACAGGAACAGTCTATCTACAATCACAACAAATACAGGATTGAATATGCAAAGTAATTTAGAACAGCAGGTTAATGATCTGACAAAAGAAACTTCCGGCGCTGGTTTTTACATAACCACGAACGGCAACAACTGGACTGTCAACATAACTAAAAATCAAACAACATTCACCGGAACGCTTCAGGAAGTGCTTGAAGCGTATGTATGTGAAATAAAAGAACACCGGTATAAAAAAACTAATCAGCAGGCAATTAAAAAATTCACTTATCAATAAAAACATCATGAAAGCAAAAGTAAAAATCAGTAAGAAGTTAACGACAGGCACACACTATGTCTGTATTGACGTAAGTTTTGGGCTGATACATTCAGCTAACTTTGACAGAAGGTTCACCTATGGACGCCTGAAGACTAAAATCAAAGCAATCTGCAAGCGAAATGGAATGACAGATGAACAAATTACGGCTGTGACGGTCCGGGCAGCGTAAAAATTGATTTGGAATACTTGTTTATTTGAATTACTTTTGAAGTAACATTTAAACAATTCAAGTAATATGTCCAAAAAATTTAAGCTTAGTCATTTAATTCCAGACGATAAAAACCATAACAGGCACACCCTGGAAGGGATGGAACTTTTGCAGCACTCCGTCAATAAGGTCGGAGTTATCGAAAGCATAACTGTAAGCGCTGACAACAAAATTATTTCCGGCAATGCGCGAAGTGAAGTCATGACAAAAAGCTTCAAGACAGAACCTATTGTAATTGAGACAGACGGCACCCGGCCTGTAATTATCAAGCGGACCGACATACAAAGCGACACAAAGGAATTCTATGACGCAAGTATTCTGGCCAATACCACAGCAAAAAAGAACATTGACTTTGACACACAGATAATCAATGAACTTGTAGAACAATTCAACATAGACCCTCAGGAATTGGGTGTCGATGTTATCGAGTCAAAATCCTACTCAGGCAAAAATAAAGAAATTGACACAGGCGACTTCTCAGGCCGCATGTTTTTAAAACTGGATTATACAGAAGATCAGTATGACCGGATAAAAGAAAGACTGGCAGAATTGAACCTGACAGCAGAAGAAGCACTTATTAAATTCTTATTCAATGAGTAGTCACTTATTTCCTTACAACTGGAATTTGTCTGACGGCTACCCGGCCAATGGAATACCTAAGAACAATTTAAAAGTCTTTGGAACATTTGTCTGCGGTGGTGGTTCAACAATGGGATATAAGCTTGCAGGCTTCACACATCTGGGCGGCGTGGAAATAGATCCGCAAGTGGCAAAGATATACGCTACAAATCACAATCCTAAATTCTTGTACAACGCCGACATCCGGGAATTCAATAAAATGGAAGACCTGCCGGAAGAACTTTTCAACCTGGACTTGCTTGACGGAAGTCCGCCCTGCAGTACATTTTCAATGGCCGGAGCAAGAGAAAAGTATTGGGGCGTACAAAAGAAATTCAGTGAGGGACAGGAAAAGCAAACACTTGACGACTTAGTATTTGTCTACTGTGATACAATCATAAAGCTGAAGCCTAAAACATTCTTACTGGAAAATGTAAAAGGTATCATCCAGGGCAATGCAAAAACCTATTCCAAAAACATAGTAAAGAAAATGACTGAAGCAGGATATACTGTGCAAGTCTTCTGCCTGAATGCTGCAACAATGGGAGTGCCACAGAAAAGAGAACGCGTGTTCTTTATTGGACATCTGAAAGAATTAAACTTCCCTAAGCTCAAACTGGAATTCAATGAAAAGCCTATCTACTTCAAACATATTGCAGCAGTAACAAAAGACGAACCGCACAGAAGCATGACAAAAGTTTACTTTGATCTGTGGAAGAAAGTAAAAGAGGGCAGATCACTTTCAGATGCACATCCTACAGGTTCACGCTTCAGTAGTTTTAAATTAAACATGAATGACTGCATGCCTACGCTGACCAGTACAGCCGGAACTTCGAACCATTATTCCAGGGCTGACATGCCGGTATATACAAACGACAATGAATGGAAGCTTGGCGGAAGTTATCCAATGGACTACAACTTCCTTGACATTAATCCTAAGTACTTAATTGGAATGTCAGTTCCGCCAGTTATGACAGCACAAATTGCCAACCAGATAAAATTGCAATGGTTCCCGAATGAAGCCTAACAAGCAAAATATAATCAGTGAAATACTTCTGGACTTGGAAACAGGCACAGAACGGGCACCCTGTTTGGCAAAAATTGTCAAAAAATGGCAAATTAGTGTAAGAACGTTTGACCGACACTGGAAAGAAGCCAACACAGCACACCTCAGGACACTCGTGGCGAGACGAAAAGAGATTGCTGACCAAACGACTGACCTTGAAAAAGGGCGTGCCAAACAAGCCGTATTGAGCCGCGAGGAACTTTTGACTATTGCCAGTACTATTGCCAGAGGCGGCGGTCGGCAGGTCGGAACTGAAATTCTTATTCCAACTGACAGCGACAGACTGAAAGCTTGTGACTTTCTGAGCAAGCTTGAAAATCATTACCCGGCTAAAAAAGTGGATGTAACAACCAACGGGAAAGACTTCCCTACTCAAAGCGCAACTATAATTGTCAATGGACATGCATTGCACGAACCTGTGACAAGTGAAGAAGCTATAAAAGGATAAAAATGTGGTACAATTATTCAATACTTATACAGATGTTTTCTACTGGAATATACAAGCAAAAAAGCGCTTTGTCGGTAATCAAGGCGGCACATCTTCCAGTAAGACAATAAGTGTTTTACAAGTTCTTTGTCATATTGCTATAAGTGAAAAGTGTATTATCACAGTCGTGGGACAGGATATTCCTAACTTAAAAAAAGGTTCACTGCGTGACTTTCAGACAACAATCTTGGAAAGCATGCATGAAGACTTTCGGTGGTGGTTCAATGACTTCAAAAGTCAAGACAGAATTTACAAGCTACCCAATGGAAGCATAATTGAGTTTGCAAGTTTTAGCGACTGGCAGGATGCGAAGAATGGAAAGCGTGACTACTTATTCATTAATGAGTCAAACGGTATCAACTACACAATTGCCGAACAACTAATCAGCCGGACCAGAAAGCAGATATTTTTTGACTGGAACCCTGACACAGAATACTGGTACCATGACCATATTAAAACAGATGAACGCTGCGTGACTTATTATTCAAATTACACACACAATCCATTTGTGCCTGCTGAAATACTTGCAGACATAATGAGCTGGCAGTTCAAAAATCCACGTAAGTATTCAATCTATGGTCTTGGACGCACTGGAAAGCTTGACGGACTAATCTATCCTAACTATGAATTAATACAGGATATGCCGTTCATATTCGACAAGCAGGTGTATGCGCTTGACTTTGGCTTCACAGATCCAATGTCGTTGAACCATTTGCGTGCCTGGAATGATCAGTTGTTTGTTGAAGAAATATTCTATGAAAGCTTTAAGACAGTTGCTGAAATGGACAGGACTATCAGCATAGACAAAAGTGTAAAGCTTGTCTGTGACAATGCCCGGCCCGAAAGTATTAAGGAACTTGTCCAGATGGGATATAACGCAGTAGCTGTTGAAAAGGGAAAAGGTTCTGTTATATCCGGGATTGAAGCAGTACAGAAGTACAAAATACATTTGACAGTAAACAGTAGCAATACAAGAAATGAAATAAAAAACTATGTCCGCGTGTACGATAAGAAAGCAGGCAAGTTTATTGACGAACCTGTTGACGATAACAACCACAGCATGGATGCAATCAGATACGGTGTTTCGTACATGGCAAGCAAAGTGAATACAAATAAGACAAGATACAATGGACGTTTATAATTATGACATAAAAAGATTTTTGACTGAGCACTTGCCAGTTGACTATCCTATGTACATGCACCTGCTGAAGAACTTGACAGCTTCTGACAGTCTGCTGAATAAAACAATGCCAACACTTGAGCAGCAACCATTCAAAAACATAATCACTATTGAAAACTTATTTAAGAAGTTATCTGCCCGGCCCGAAAATAAAATTGACATTGTTGCTGTGTGCTTCAGCTTAGATACATACCAGATTGAACAGGTAGGAATAATAGAATTCTATAAAGCTTTCAATTATGTCCACAGCAAATACAGCTTATTGATTGAGCGTGAAAATTTAATCCTGGGCTATGAAGCGGACAGCGACGAACTGGAAGCAGGAATTGACAAGATGATTAAATTCGGCAGGATTGCAACAGTTGACACTTTAAGTGGTGGAAATATTCTTCAGCACACACAGATCATTGAACTTCCTTACAAGCGGATATTTACAAAGCTGCAACTGGATAAGACTAAAGCTGAAATACAAAAAAGTTTACAAAAAATCAAAAGCAAAAAAGAATGATAGTTCAAACAATTGAAACGATAGCAACACAGATGCTTGACATGTATTTCCGCTATGGCACAGCTCCGGCGCTGAACTTGTATGACGGCAAAGGAACTGAGACAGCAGACAGCAAATACTGCCTGTGGCTTCTTCCTGTAGACTGCAAGCCATTCCTGAATGAATACAACAAGCCTGTGTCATATACTTGGGATGTTGCAATGTTCATCTGCACAAAGGGAGACATTGACGGCGGAACACCGGGCGAAAATGGTGAAGACTACTATCTTGAAAAGTGGACAACTACTATCAAGCCGCTGTATGATCAGAAGACAGTTGACAGGCTGATGCAGGCTTTCACCTGTGATGATACTTTAACGCTGTCAAATGTCAGCATGAAAGAAGTCATGAACATTCCACAATTTGACTTTCCGCTTGACGGACTTTATTTGACATTCACCATTAAACAAGATTTGATATGACAACAGGACTTTTAATAGCAATTATACTGTGCTTAATTCCAATAGTAATTGCATACTATCACACACTTGGCACCCAAATTATTCAGCAGTCAGAACAGATTGAACTGGTAAAAAAAGAAATAAGCGCTGTGTTCATGATGCGAAAAAATGACTGCTTGCTTTTTATTTCCGGCAGTACAAAAATAAAAATCGCTGCACCAAAAACTGAGTTTGACGATAACCTTGTAAAAGGTGAAACATACAAGCTGAGCAATGACGATGGAAACATTACAATAATAAAACAAGAATTAATTTAATGCCGGTAACACAGACAGAAATAATTAATGAATGGATGGTAAGACTGAAAGCTGACCTCATAGCAGAATACAACAGGCTGGGACTAAAAAGCTCCGGAGGTTTTGCAGACAGTCTTACGCCATTCAACACAGACAAGCGTGCAATCATGTTTGGTGCAAGATATTCTTTTCAGATGGAGAACGGCAGGCTTGCCGGAACGTGGCCGCCACGCAAAGCTATTGAAGACTGGATTGATAAAAAGAAAATTGTTTCAAACATTCCAAAAAGTTCACTGGCTTTTCTTATTCAGCGTAAAATATTCCGCGAGGGAATTAAAGTGCCGAACAAGTTTAATAAGGGCGGTGTCATAAGCAATGTAATTACTGAAGCACGTATTGATGAACTTGTCAACAGACTTAAATTTATCAATGTAATACAATTCACTTCACAAGTATTCGAAATATTAAAAACAGCATAACATGGAAAAAACTTACACAGCAGAAATGCCAGTCAACAGATCAATCAGCATTAAAGATTTGAAAGCACTCTTGACAGAAGCAGCGCAATCAGATGCAACAGCAGTTGATATTAATTATTCTACACAGCCGGACAGAATACTTTTTAAGTTCTTCCGTGAAGACACACCAAAAGAAAAAAGAAACAACAAGCTGAAGTCGTTATCACCTGCACAGCTTGCAGCTATTAAGGACTTCATGGTTGAAAATGGTGCAACAGCATTGCCGGATAAATTAGAAACAGAAATAAATAAATAAATCATGGGAGTTACAATTCAAAAGCAGTCTGTAAGATCAGTTTATTTTAACGCTGCTTACTGGACTTCTTACTTTGCAGCAGCATACAACAACAACCTGTTCAAGTGGAACACAGACACAATCAAAACAATTGCCACAGGTGAAATTTGGTTCAATGGAACACTCAAATTCACTAAGCTTGTGCCCGGTTCCGCAGGTCCGCAGTTCAATGTTGAAGAAGTTATCAAGTCTTTATTCGGAAACTTCAATGATACTGTTGCTTATATACTCAGCGATGTAGTTATTTTTGATGCTAATCTTTGCAATGTTACAACCATAAAGCTTAAGCTGATTTATACAGACACGACAACAGATGAAATAGACGTGACTGGGTATTATTTAAAAGCCGTCAGGCAGCACCATGACCAGTTTGCTTCATCAATGTACTACTTTGAAAGTGACTTCATTTTTGGCAGCCCTGTGGGTGGATTGGAAACATGCCGCGCATTGATGCCAACCGGAATAAATAAAACAGGCTTCACGCAAAAGCTTAGAATATTCAAAGGCTATCCGCAAGACTTATCAGTAATTGCAAAAACAGTCAATAACAATTTACAGTTTACGCTGTTCACTCCGTCAGGCACTTATATAGGATTTGAAAATAAAACAATTACAGCCGGAAGTAGAACAAACAAATATGTGCAGCGTATTATTTTGAGTGACGGCCAGAACATTGTGCCAATATTCAATACTTTTCCGCAGACAAAAGGAAAGCTGCAAATAGCTTCAATGTTTGATGATGGCACCGCACCGAATTCAATATACAATTTCCTGTATGAGCTTGTTGATGATTGCGGCGTGTATATCAAATGGCTGAATAGCTGTGGTGGATATTCTTATTGGCTTTTTAATAAAGACACTAAGACAACATTCAATGCAAAGTCAAAAGGAACTATCAGCACAAATGATGGTGAGCTTAGCTTTGCCAGTGATGAAAATAATATCGGAACTGAAGCAACAGAAAAAATACAAGTAACAACACAGAACCTGGACAGCGACTATCTTAAATATGTTTCAGACATTGCAACTTCACCTGCTGTTTATTTGTACATGAAGCCTAAGGACACACTGGCTTATGCAAATGGAAACATAGATGTTTGGCTGAAGCTTCCGCAGATAGTCGGCTTCCAGTACCCAAAGAAAAGTTCTGCAAATATTTATGCTGTTTCATTTGAATTCATATTACCTAAAATATTTACACAAACATTATGAACACAGTAGAAGTTTACATCAATGGTAGTAAGTTAGAACTGACAGCTTCAGCAGTTGTTGCAATAACAAAACAGATTAACGACATTGCAGATATTCAAAAGCGTCAAGCTGACTTCACAAACAGATTTAAAGCTTTGAAAACACCTGCCAATAAAATCATTGTTAAGCATCTGAATACACCGGGAAACACTTCAACACTTCCGTATAAATGGAGCACAGCACAGATAGTCAGCAATAGTATTCCTATACTGCAGGATGGTGTTGCATTTGTTACTGAGACAACAGACGCATTTGAGTTTCTAATTTATGCAGGCAACTATGATTTGTACAGCCGGATAAGCAACAAGTACATAACAGATATTGACTGGAGTGACCTTGACCATTTGTTTGACAAGTTTGCTTGGGAAAATAACAATACACTTGCCGGAGCTATTGAATACATTTACCCAATAGTTGAAACACTTGATGGAAGAATTACTAAAGCAGCTACTGATGTTTTAAGAGTAGATTTAAATTATCAATTTCCGCATGTTTTTGTCAAGACAATTTGGGATAGAATATTTGCAGAAGCCGGGCTTGTATATTCAGGAAGCTTTTTTTCAACCAATACAAAATACAAAAACACAGTAGTACCAGCTTGCAGAAATTGGGTGAAAGAAATTACAACGCCGTTTGATTATTATTTCGGCAATAATCCACTGACACCAAATGTCACAATAAGTTCTGGCGGACCGGGTACCGTAACACATGCCATAAATATCAATACTAATATTACAGCTTCAGCAAATTACAATTTAACAACTGACATTTACACAGCACCGGAAGATGGTGTATTTGCATTCACTTTGAAAAGCACGCTGGCTGTAAGTTATCTGCACAAGCAGAATTTCAAACTCAAAATAAATGGTGTATTTTCAGATGTTATTTCTGATGTAGAAATTAATATTGAATTATCTTTTGGCGTATACATTAGAAACACAGTTTTAGTCAGTGAAATATTATTAAGACAGGGCGACACAGTAGAATTCTTTACAAGCTTTTACTCAGGCGGACCGATTAACACAGTGCAATTGGACATTGCAGATTATTCTTTGGAAATACGGCAGACAAGCAGGGAAGCAATTGCATTTGGTTCTGTAATTGAATTTGAAAAGTGGCTGCCAAAGATAAAACAGATTGATTTTTTAAAAGCAATCATGCAGCAGTTTGGACTTATCTATCAGCGAGACAGCACAGGCAATATTTCATTCATTAAAATTGAAGACTTGCTGACAGGATCTGCCGGAATAAGTAACTACACAGCAGTCTTCAACAGCGAGAAGTCAGAAAGCTACAGAATAGGTTCATTTTCAAAAAAGAATTTAATGGCTTATGCTTATACTGATGATGATAAGCAGCCAGCCGGATATGCTGACAGCTCATTCTTAATTGACATTGACGACCTGCAGGAAGAAAGCACAGAAATGGACAGCATAATTCAAGCTTCCGGTGACTGGTTGCTGTTTGATAACTGGCAGAAAATAGCTTCAATACATGCATACAAAAACACAGAAGACAACAAAGACAATCCACCTACATTTGTTCTGAATGACAACAATACTTTGCAGACTGTTGTACTTGCCACAGCTCCGACTACTCAAATACAAATGTATGACTCGCTGACAGACACAGTGCTTGGTAACTATCCTTTCTTTTCTTCAGTGCTTGCTGTTGCTCAGTTTGCACCTTTGCATTGGGAAGTACTAAAAGCAGAAAATTATCTGAAGTACATTGCAACTGTAAGTAATCCAGTTAAAAAGTCGGTATCAATTTGGTTCACACCGATTGACATTTATTTTTTGGACATGTTCAAAATTATTTATCTCGAGCAATATCAATCTTATTTTTATCTAAATAAAATCAATAACTTTTTGCCCGGCAAATTGTCGGACTGTGAAATAATAAAAATCAATTAACATGGCAGGCGAAACCTACAAAATCTTAGACCTCGATTTAGACTATACAAAATTAGTAACGTCTACTTCTAATGCAAAAAAAGCATTGACTGAAATGCAGGAAGCATTAAAGAAATTGCGTTTAGAAAATAAGGGAAACAGTGAAGAAGCTGTTGCCCTGGAAGCAGCAATGAAAGCACAGGCAAATGAAGTCCGCATAAACATCAAGCTAATGTCTGATTATACTCAGGCAGCAACCGGGCAGAATGCAACTATTGAACAGCTCCGAAAAGCTTTAAGTGTTGTATCTGTGCAATGGTCACAGCTTACTGAAGAAGAACAGAAGAACACAAAGGAAGGGCAAAAGCTTTCAGCTCACAAATTAGAACTGTCTGACAAATTAAGAACGCTTGAAGCAGCAACAGGCGACAACCGCCGGAACGTGGGAAACTATACTGGAAGCATAGTTGAAGCTGCAAAGGGAATGGGCTTGTTTACTGGCACTTTTGGCGGAGTAATACAAAAGCTTAGCTCAGCTAAAGAAGCCTTAACTACGGTCAAGCAGGGCTTCGATATTAGCTCAGCAGGTGCAACTGGCTTTGGTAGGGCATTAATCGCAACAGGAATTGGAATAATTGTTCTTTTATTGGGTGCATTAATCAATGGTTTTTCAAAACTTGATCCGGTTATGGATAAGATTGCACAGCTTACAGCAGGCTTTGGTGCAGCAATGGATATTGTAACAACAACAGCAGTAAGATTTATTGAGAATATTAAGTCAATGGGTGACTTATTAAGCAAGCTTGGTGCAATTATATCCAATCCAACAGCCGCATATAAAGAACTTACAGACAGCATGCTTGAAGCAGCAATTGCTGCGGCGGAACTGAAAGAGAAACAACAGGAATTAGAAGACGGTATGCAAGCCCAGGAAGTGCTTACAGCGCGAACCAGTCAGCAGGTCCGGGAATTAATTCTGCAAAGTAAGAACAGATCAACCAGTGAAGTTGAAAGACAAGCACTATTGGCAAAAGCTGCTGCACTGGATGAAGCAGACTTCAAGCGCCGGACAGAACTTTCAAATAAAGAAATTGCTATTGCTGAAAGCAGCGCAAAAATAAAAGGCAAACTGAGTGATGAAGAAATTCAAAAGTTGCGTGAAGTCGGTGTTGAGTATGCAATACAATTAGAAAATCGTGGACTAATTGGAAAGGAAGAAGTTGACGCATTAAAAAAAGCAACACTATCAAAGATTGCAATACTGGATGAAAGCACAACCAGACAGGAAAAAATACAAAATCAATCAGACGCCCTGGAAGAAAAAAGAATTGCTAAAGCTGAGAAAGCACGCGCTGATGCAGAAGCCGCTGAAAAGAAACGTGAAGAACTGGCAAAGAAAAAACAGGACGCAATTATAAAAGCAATGCAGGAAGAAATTGACCTGCAGGATGCATTGAGCGGAACCAGTAAAAGTGAAAGTGCAATTCTTGAACGGTACAATCTTGAATTGAAGTTGCTGGATGAACAACTGGCACAGAAACTTATTTCTCAAACTAAGTATCTCACTGATCTTACAAAGCTCACAGATGAATTCAATGAAGCAACAGACGCAAGAAATAAAAAAATTGCAGAAGAAGCAGAAAAGTTTTTCAATTCAGAACTTGAAAACTATAAAAAAGTACAGGAAGAAAAAATAAGAATTGCCAATGAAGCAAACGACTTAGCCACAGCAAAAAAAGAATTTGACAAACAGCGCTTAATTACTGACTGGGAAAATGAAATGGAAATTCGCAGACTGCAAGGTGAAGGTGAATATACATTGAGACAAGAACAGCTTGACCGCCAGATGGCTAATGAATTAAAAGCAGCAGACACAAACGGCGCACAAAAAAATAAGATTTATGAAAAGTATGAACTGGCAAAAACTCTTATTCAAAAAGAAACACAGCGCACCCAACTTGGCATGCTTTCAGATGGGCTTGGACAGGTTGCTGAATTACTTGGGAAGAATACCATTGCCGGAAAAGCAGCAGGTATTGCACAAGCAACTATCAATACTTATTTAGGTGTTTCACAAGTACTGGCAGCACCGCCTTCAGGTCCGGAACCGCTGAACACAATTACAAAAGCTTTGGCCATTGCAACAACTATTGGCACCGGTATTGCAAACGTCGCAAACATTGCAAAAGTACCAACTAAGTTTGCAGCAGGCGGACTTGCAGGAACTACTGGTGGTAATCTGCACAGCTCCGGCGGAACAAAATACTATGGTGAAGATGGCCATGTTGTAGAATTGGAACAGGGTGAAAACTGGTATGTACTGAATAGAAAAGCTTCACGTGCTATTGGTGCACTTTCTTCACTTAATGAATACTATGGCGGTGCAAATTTCAGTAGCCCGGTATCAAATGGAATTTATGCTGACGGCGGACTTGTTTCAAGAAGTCTTGAAATACCTGACATTAGCTTGCAGATTGCAAAGGGAGTTACTGACGGCATAAAAAGCTATCAGCCAGTTGTTGATGTTAAGGATATTATAACCGGAGTTAATAATCGATTATCTTTAGTGGATGGTGCAAACATATAACATGCTATACAACGAACTTCAGGAACTATTTGCAAACAAAAAGCTGAGCAATGCGCTTATAGAAAAGGGTGTAATTGGTATTGACGTTGTGAGTAAATTCCAAATGTATGAATACTATTGTACAATCTACTGTAATGACAGACGCAACAGAACAACAGCACTGAAAGCAACAGCATTAAAGTACAAGTGCAGCGTGAGAACTGCAACACGTTCAATTGCCTACATGCTGCAAAGCTAAATATTTATCTATTAAGGTTTTTGCCTGTTCATACGTCCAGACAAAATTGCAGAAATAACCTTTTGAATTAAGCTGTGTCATAGACTTTGCCTGACCGGATAAGTGCTTGCAACTTTTAAGCTGTCCGTCTTTCCTGTAAGGTGTTTTAATTTTCAATTCCATAAACAATCCATGATATTTTCCGCGTGGTTCCAGGATCAGTAAGTCTGGACATTTGAATTCATTCTTCTGAATGCTTTTATTACGTGAAGCCTGCTTGACATTCAGCTTGACATTTGCTATTGTATCACTCAGAAACAAAACAGCCGGATATTGTTTTTCTAAATATGCAGCCAGACTTTTCTGCAAATTAAATTCTTCGTGCTTCATCCAGTTTTTGGTTGTGTACTTGTTGTAAATAATCCATGTGCTGCTTCTTGTCTCCATATTCTAAATGATGATTGCGACATAAGGCCATTAAGTTTGCTATGTCGTTAACCAAATCTTTGCGCTTACTGCGTGCTTGGATGTGATGAATGTCGACTGCCTGCTGTCCGCATATTTCACAAGGGATAAATTCAGTATAGCAGTACTGAAAATTGGCAAGATATATTTTTGTATAAGCTTTCATTTGTTACCATTTAGCCGGAACGTCCGGACACTTTTCTTCCGGCACTCGCAATTTTGCTGACAGCGGACAATGACATAATTCACAGACAAAGCCCTCAATGATTTTTACTTCATCAGTCATAGCAAGCAGGTGTTGTTTGAATACTGCATGCGTACATTCTGAGCAAAACGGCGCACGTTCCTGTGCTAATTCGTTTGCCAGTTCATTATCTGTCAAGTAGTTCTTCCAGCCAGTATAAATATTTCTGAGTTTTGACATAAGTTTGTCTAAAAGTTGTACTTCAAAGATAAGTAAATTACTTTTGAAGTAACATAAATAAAAAACATTGTCAGACAGATTTAAAAATCAGCCAGTATTTGATAACAAAACTAAAGCCATTGCTACTATTGCAGGGCTTACAGTCGTTAAAGATATTGTCATTGTTCAAAGCGGTGTAGATAAGGTCGGCGACTTAATGGATGATAGCTTTATAAAAAGCATTGTTGAGCATGGAAACAGCGCACCGACTGGCATCAAGTCACGTGCCGGACATCCTAACATGTGCAAGGACAGCTTAGGAACGTATCTGGGCGACTTTCACAACTTCCGCGCTGTAGAACATGAGGGAAAATTTAAAGCTATTGCAGACTTGTATCTGGCTGAAATTTCTAAGAAGACACAAATTGACGGCAAAGGAATTTCCTACCATGACTACATTGTAGAAATGGCAAAAAGCAATCCTGACAAACTTGGCAACAGTATAGTGTTCCGGGCAACTGAAGAACCATTCACAATGGAAGACAAAACAGAAGTAAGGAAGTTTACATTGACTTCATTTTCTGCATCTGATATTGTTGACAGCCCGGCAGCTACTGACGGACTTTTTAAAAGTACTGACGACATAGGCATCAAGCTTACGGAATTTCTTGACGACAACCCTGGAGTGCTTGAAGCAATCGAGAAGAATGAAAATGCATTCAGCATATTCTTCAAAAAGTACGAAACACATTTATCTAAAACATCAAACAGTTTAAATATGAAAAGTTTTAAAGAAAGAATGAAAGCGGCTTTAGGAATTACAGTCGAAAAAAATATTGACGTCACAGACGCAACAGGTACAATCCTGACAGTTGTGACGGACAACACAGAACCACAAGCAGGCGACGAAGTACAGGTTGCAGGAACTGCTGCACCGGACGGCGACTATACTTTCCCGGATGGTAGCAAGTGGGTAATCACTGGCGGTAAAATTGAAAGCATTGAACCAGCAGTTGCAGCTTCCACAGATCCTGTGGTTGAACCTGTTGTTGTGCCGGATGTTGAAGCAGTAAAAGCAATGAATGAATTGAAAGCTGAAAATGCAGAATTGAAAAAATCATTCACAGACTATCAGAAAGCAGCAGACGAAAGAATGAAAGAACTGGAAGACGAATTTGTGAAGTTTGCAACAATGGTTAAAAGCGATTATGTGCCTGCAACAAAAAGTCAGGAACATAAAGACAATAAAACTAAAAAAGCAACTGGCAGAACATTGCAGGAATTTTTAGAAGAAAAATAATTCAAATATTTTAAAATAATTATAACCTAAAATTAGTAAAAATCATGGCAACAGCTATTAACATTGACGCATTATCACTTGTCGCTGAGCAGGCAAATGATATTTCTCAAGTAATCTTTGAGAAGAAAATTGAGAAAGGAAGTATTGCAGCATTCCACGCTGTAATCACTGGCATTCAACATGGAAAGAAAATTCCATTTGTAGGCAATATTGCAATTGTTGGTGAGTGTATTGAAGGATGTGCTATTCCAGATAGTGCTTCAATTCCTATGAGTGAGCAAACATGGGCACCAAAAACATTGGGCTTCAGATTAGAACATTGCAGCAAAGACTTAAACAGCCTTGCATTCTACCTGAAGAAAAAAATCAGCAATGCTGTAGATCAGTATGACATGACAAATAGCCCGGAAGAAACTATCATTCAAATGAAAGCTGAAGACGCAACAGAAGAAATGTTGTGGAGAATTTTACACTTCGGCGACACAGCAATGTTGAAAGTTGCAGGCGGTGGTGTATTAGTTGATACAGCAGGAATAAAGCTGAAATACTTTACATGCTTAGACGGACTTTGGAAACAAGTATTCACAAAGTACGGTCCTGCTATTTCAGGCGGTGCAAACTATGTTGCTATTCCGGCCAATGCTACTGCATCTTATGCGCTCCAGGACACACTTGCAGCAGACTATACCAAAGGATTAATCAAAGCAATGATTAAGAAAGCAGACAGCCGTCTTAAAACATCAGCAAGCAAAATATTATTGCTGACTGAAAGCTTAGCTGAAAACTTAATGGATAGCTATGAAGAAACAGCATGGAAGAATGCAGTCAACATCAAGAAAGATTTGGCAGATTTAACTTCCGCTTATGGACAGGGCAACTATATTGGAACATATCGCGGCATTGATATTTTCAGCATGCCATACTGGGACAACAGCATTCGTGCTTGGTTCGATAATGGTACTAAGTGGGATAAGCCGCACCGTGCTTTATTAACTACTGCTGACAATATTCCAGTAGGAACACCTTCAACTGAAATGCTTGGAAGTTTAGACAGTTTCTATGACCGTAAGGATAAGAAAAACTATGTAGATGGTGAAGTTATGGTTGACATCAAAATTTTAGAAACATACATGGCAGTAGCTGCGTATTAAAAAACACACAGGCCCGGTGCAATATAAAACTGCACCGGGTATTGTAAAAATTAATAACTCAATAAAAAATTAATCTATGCCATTACCAGTAATTGACTTATGTCTTGACGAAATAGATGACAATTTAATAGCTGACTGTTTAAATTTACCATTTGCAGGAACAGAAGTTAATGTAAGAATTATCAACAGAAACGACATTGACTATGCACTTTCAACTTTCAAT